TTATGAAAACCCTTTAAAAGGTAGCACAGTCTACGTTCGTAATGATAACGTAGAACAAGCTATGCGTAAGTTCAAAAAGAAAATCATGGACAGTGGACTCTTACAAGAAGTTCGTGACCGTGAACAGTATGAAAAACCCACAGCAACTCGCAAGAAAAAAGCCGCGGCTGCTAAAAATCGCTGGAAAAAGAAATTGGCCAGTCAACGTTTGCCAGAAAAATTATATTAAATAGTAGGTATTGACTTAGGATTGATAAATAAACTTATAAGGAGTTTATTTAATGTCCACGTTCAAAAGAAAATATACTTACAAAGAACTAAAAAATTGTATTAATCCCAACTGTAACAATCAAATTCAACTCCGTATAATTGGTGACAAAGATAGCAAAGAATACGGACTTCCAGTACCTTCAGACAGACGAAAACTAGCCTGTTCCAGAGAATGTCATAGACTTTGGCAAAAATCTATAACTTGGGAACAACGAGTTGGTGAAGAATTTGCTACAGAATTCAGGCAAAAAATGAGTGTGCTATCTTCTACAAATAATCCATCAACCTTTCCAGGTGTTGCTGAAAAAATCAGTAAAAGTATGAAGCACTATCTGTCAGAAAATCCCCAAGCTAGATTGGGTGAAAATAATCCTTTCTTTGGGCATAATCATTCAGAAAAAACAATACAGCATTGGAAAGAAATTAAAAGAGGTAAGTGGGCGTATAATCAAGAACAAAAAGAAAAACAAACAAGGAATACTCCTAAAAAGGAAAATCATCCAAATTGGTTAGGTGGCATTTCCAATGGCGATTATGGATTAGAATTTAATCGTGAATATAAACAACAAATAAAAACACACTACAACTCAACTTGCCAAATATGTGATACCATAACAGATGAATTAGATATACATCATATAGACTACAATAAGAAAAATAACTTATTTGAAAATCTTATTCCATTATGTAAAGTCTGCCACGGTAAAACTAATTATGATAGAGAAAATTGGCAAAAAAGATTGACAAAATAATATTAGTATATTATAATGTTTACTGATGATAAATAAATTTGTAATGCCTATTTAGGGTTACAAAATTTATTCTTGCTTACTTAAAAGGAGATATAATATGACAAGAAAATCACCAGTTCTGGGCATAGATCTTGGAACTACAAATAGCTGTGTGGCTATCCTAGAAAACAACAAACCACGTGTAATTGAAAATAACGAAGGTGCTAGAACTACACCTAGTATCGTTGCCTATGGTGACGAAATTGCAGTTGGCGCACCGGCTAAACGCCAAGCAGTTACAAATCCAAAAAACACAATTTACGCTAGCAAACGCTTAATCGGACGTAAGTTCGACGAAGAAGCAGTGCAAAAAGACATTAACCTAATGCCATACAAAATTATTAAAAATGATAATGGTGATGCTTGGGTAGAAGTTAATGGTGACAAGCTAGCACCACCTCAAATCTCAGCAGAAGTTCTACGCAAAATGAAAAAGACTGCTGAAGACTATCTAGGTTATGAAGTAACAGAAGCAGTGATTACAGTACCTGCTTACTTCAATGATGCACAACGTCAAGCAACTAAAGATGCTGGTCGTATTGCTGGCTTAGATGTTAAACGTATTATCAATGAACCAACAGCGGCTGCCTTGGCATTTGGCTGTGATAAATCTAGTAAGAAAGACCAAAAGATCGCTGTGTATGACCTAGGTGGTGGTACATTCGACGTAAGTATTATCGAAATCAGTGACATCGATGGCGAAAAACAATTTGAAGTATTGTCAACTAACGGCGACACATTCCTAGGTGGTGAAGACTTTGACCAACGCATCATGGACTACATCATTGATGAGTTTATGAAAGAATCAGGAGTTGACCTAAGCAAAGACCAATTGGCTCTACAACGCTTAAAAGAGTCAGCTGAAAAAGCTAAGATTGAACTATCAAGTTCAGCTAGTACCACAGTAAATTTACCATATGTTACTGCTGATGCTACTGGTCCTAAACATTTGAATGTGGTTATTAGCCGTGCTAAGTTTGAAGGCCTAGTAGAAGAACTAATCAAACGTAGTATTGAACCATGTAAGATAGCATTAAAGGATGCTGGACTAAAAGCAAGTGACATTGATGATGTTATCTTAGTTGGTGGTCAAACACGTATGCCTAAGGTGCAAGAAGAAGTTGAACGTTTGTTTGGTCGTGCTCCACGCAAAGACGTTAACCCAGACGAAGCAGTAGCAGTTGGCGCTGCTATCCAAGGTGCTGTGTTAGCTGGTGATAAAACAGATGTATTGCTATTAGATGTTACTCCACTAAGCCTAGGTATTGAAACCATTGGTGGCGTTATGACTAAACTTATTAAGAAAAATACAACAATTCCTACTAAGGTCAGTCAAACATTCTCAACAGCGGCAGATAATCAACCTGCTGTGACCGTGGCAATTGCACAAGGTGAACGTGAGTTTATCAAAGACAATAAGAAGCTAGGTGAGTTTAACCTAGAAGGTATTGCTCCTGCTCCACGTGGCGTGCCAGCAATTGAAATTACACTTGACATTGATGCTAATGGTATCTTGAAAGTAAGTGCTAAAGATAAAAACACTGGCAAAGAAAACAAGATCACTATCAAAGCTAATTCAGGTTTAACTGAAGAAGAAATTGAAAAGATGGTACAAGACGCAGAAGCTAATAAAGAAGCTGATGCTAAAGCCCGTGGGGTAGTAGATGCTAAGAATCGTGCAGATGAACAAATTCACGGTATTAACAAAACTCTAGATGAAGTTGGAGACCAACTGCAACCAGAACAAGTAGATGCTATTAAACAAGCATTAACAGAGCTTGAAGAAGCAATCAAGTCTGACGATGCAGACAAGATCATGGAAGCTATTGGTGCATTAGCAGGTCCAGTAGCACCATTGTTTGAAGCTAAACAAGTTGCAGAACAAGCTAAACAAGCAGAAGTGCAACCAGGTGAAGCACCTACTGAAAAAACAGTCGAAGGTGAAGTAGTTGACGCTGAATTTACAGAAGTTAAAAAAGGAGAATAATAATGAAATCACAACATTATATCACATCATTTGACATTAGTAATTTACCACGTTTTGCTATCGGATTCGATCGTATGTTTGAAGAACTTGCTCGAACACAGGAAAAACTAAACAACACTAACTATCCTCCTTACAATATTGTAAGGTTAGCTGAAACTGAATATGCTATTGAAGTAGCTGTGGCTGGATTTGAAGAAGAAGAACTAGATGTTGAACTGGTAGATGGTGAATTGATCATCAAAGGCGAAACTAAATCTAATACAGCAGAAAACATCGGTAACTATCTACATCATGGTATTGCTGCACGGAACTTTGTGCGCACATTTGCTCTACCAGATGATGCAGAAGTCAAGGGTGCTACAGTTAAAAATGGTATTTTAACAGTAACAGTAGAAGTTTTTATTCCGCAATCAAGTAAGAAAAAGATTGCAATCACCTTTCAAAAATAGTATAATAGTATTAAGGAGTAGGGAAACCTACTCCACTATTCAATAAATTATGACAATAATCGAAAAGGAATATATGGGTACCAAATCTGTTACTAGGACCAAACCTGTCCCTAATCTTGCCTTGCAAGAGCCTCCAATGTATAAAGTTATCTATATCAATGATAACGTTACTACTATGGAATTTGTTATCGAAACTTTAGTAACTATATTTGATCATAGTCCCGAAACGGCACAAGCTGTGACTCTAAAAATTCATGAAGAAGGTGCAGGCACTGCGGCAACACTGCCGTATGAAATGGCAGAACAAAAAGGTGTTGAAGTTACCCAGCTAGCTCGTAACAACGGATTTCCACTTCAAGTTAAATTGGAACCAGATGCATGATAGATTAAATGTTCTCAATGTGATAAATAAACATGGGAGGACATTAATATGTATATTGGATATATCTACAAAACCACAAACTTAATCAATAATCGTTCGTATATAGGGAAAAAGAAAAAACAAGTTTTTGATCCAACTTACTATGGATCGGGACTTATTCTTAAAGAAGCTATTAAAAAATACGGAAAAGAAAATTTCTCTATAGAAATTTTAAGTTGGGCAACTTCAATGGACGAATTGAACGATCTTGAAGAACACTATATTAAACAATACCGGTTAGTAGATAATTTATACAATATAGCTAAAGGCGGAGATGGTGGGGATACACTAGTTAATCATCCTAACAAAGATTCTATTATTAAAAGACGGAATACAGGATTGACAAAATGGCATAAATCATTAACTGATGAAGAAAAATTACTTCGTGGAAAGAAAATAAGTCAATCTAAAAAAGGAAAAACCAATGGACATGGTGGACTAACTCAATCTAAAGAAACGATAGAAAAAATAAGAAAAAGCAATATCGAG